GGCCTAGTCCACCAGGAGCTGAAACGGACTGTTATTTACCAAGTCGAGTGATGCTATGAAAGTAAAAATATATCAATTGATCGAGCAAATAGTGGAAGTTGGTGCAGAGGCTGGGTACAACAGGGCGCACAAACATACCGATACGCCTAATGCTGAGACAATAAAGCAATGCATACAGCAATACATAATGGATGGGTTTCATGAACACTTTGAGTTTGATTTAGAAGAGTAGTATCCGACACAATTTTCTAGGCTCGTTAAAAGTCGTTGCGAGCCTTACCCCCACCCCCTCAGACCGATTTGTACTTGGCTGGGGGGTTTTTTTGTTCCATAGATTTAACAATGTATATTGCAGTGTGCATTTTTATGCAATTGAACAGTTGTACTGTGCATTTTACATACCATTATTGATATAAATGGTATCGCAAACAAGCATTTCAAATCATAACTGATCGTCTATACAATGCGCACCTAATTAACTGAGAGGTGTATTGTGGTACTGTACGGAGTAATTGTAGTAACTATAGGTCTTCTGGCAATAGCGAGGGAAGACCTGGTCTAATCTGTAATCCTAAAGGTTTACATTCGCAGTAAAAACATGGACAATGCCTTTATTCTATTGACATAGAGGTGTCTTATGGAAAATTTAAACTTATCAAAAAGTCTTGAAGACTGCTTTGAGTGGGAGCTCAATGATCAGGTCATTCGCTTTGACTCGATAATTGATTCGCTAATGAGCACTGACGTGCCACGATCACAGTTCCGTGAGGAGCTTGTTGACTGGCAGGATGACGTAGCCAACCTAGTGGATGAGGTATCAGCCCTGGAGCCTTACGAGGGCTTCCGGGATTTTGCGTTAATGGCAGAAGAGCTGTTTGGGACTGAGGTTTAGTCTAGTGCGTAAATTATCTGTTGGGGGTATAATCGGATGATGATTAAACTGACGACAGATGAAGACGTCCATGAGGCCGATATGGACCTGGTCCGAGACTACGCTGAGGCGTTAGTGGACCGGGATAAGCAAATGATGATTGAGGTGCTGTACCTGACTCACCAGCGCATGGAAAGAACATGCCGGTGTTTTGAGGTTAACTGCACTTGTGACCTAAAATGAGACCTTCAATATTTACAGATGAACTAGCCGCTGACATATGTCGCAGGCTATCCCTTGGTGAGAGCGCCAGGCAGATATGCAGGGATGACAGCATGCCTGTTATGTCTACGTTAATGAAATGGTTGACAGAACCTGACAAAGTCGCATTTTCGGAGCAGTACGCGAGAGCCCGTGATTGCCAGGCTGACTTCTACGCTGATGAGATCATTGACATAGCGGATGAGCTGGGTGAAGGGGTGAACTCTAACGCCATTAACATAGCCAAGCTGCGCATTGACGGAAGGAAGTGGAAGGTTGCCAGGATGTCGCCCAGGAAGTATGGAGACAAGCAGCAGATTGATCACACATCGTCTGATGACTCGTTCAAGCCCACGGTGATTAAGCTAGTGGCAGAGCCATTACCAACCAATGACTGATACTGCAGAGATTCGGCTCCCTCCCAAGATAGTCGAGGTCTTTGAAGGTGAGGCCCGGTATAGAGGCGCATACGGTGGCCGAGGGTCAGGCAAGACCAGGTCCTTTGCCCTGATGACTGCGGTGGCTGGGTACAGGCATGGCATGGCAGGTAACAGCGGCCAGATACTCTGCGCACGAGAACACTTAAACTCCCTAGATGAATCATCCCTGGAAGAGATCAAGTCTGCCATCAAGGCGGTCCCCTGGCTTCTGTCGTACTATGAGATAGGCGAGAAGTTTGTCAGGTCTAAGGATGGCCGTATCAACTATGTATTCGCCGGTCTACGCCGCAACCTGGACTCGATCAAGTCAAAGGCCAGGATCATTATCGCCTGGGTGGATGAGGCTGAGGGTGTATCTGATGCAGCCTGGCAGAAGCTAATCCCAACTGTCCGAGAAGACGACTCTGAGATATGGGTGACCTGGAACCCTGAGACCAAGCACTCAGCAACGCATAGGCGCTTCCGCGTCAACCCTCCCCAGGACAGCAAGATATGCGAGATCAACTGGCAGGATAATCCTTACTTCCCAAAGGTCCTAGACAACGAGCGCAAAGAAGATTTTAAGCTGCGCCCGGATGATTATGGCCATGTCTGGGACGGGGAGATGAAGATACACGCCGATGGCGCCTACTACGCTGTTGAGATGCGAGAGGCTAAAGCTGAGGGCAGACTAACTAACGTGCCATACGACCGCGCTGTTGGCGTTGTAACGGCCTGGGACTTAGGGGTAGGTGATAGTACCTCTATCTGGTTTGCGCAGTTTGTAGGGGCTGAGGTGCGCCTTATCGACTACTATGAGAGCAGCGGTGTAGGTCTGGACCATTATGTCGCCCTGTTAAACTCAAAAGGCTATGTATACGAAAGCCATGTACTGCCGCACGATGTCAGGGTAAGGGAGCTAGGCTCAGGTAAGTCTCGCCTGGAGACACTTGGCGCCCTGGGGGTGAGGCCAATCACTATAGCTCCGCAGTTGATGGTTGATGATGGAATACAGTCTGTGCGCTCTATGCTTCCCAGGTGCTGGTTCGATGAGGAGAAGTGCGAGCGAGGCATTGATGCTATCCGGCAGTACCGTCGAGACTATGACGACAAGGGCATGACCTGGCGTGGACGACCTCTACACGACTGGACCTCTCACTGCGCCGATGCGCTGCGATATCTGGCTGTTGGGTACAAGCCCACATCATCTAGCTGGGGTGAGCCACTACGTCGTAACCTGCAAGGCATTGTGTAGTCAATATGATATAATCGGCCTTTTTAGGGCTGCTGGACTTTAGAATGTCAAAAATCATTAGAGGCGCAAAAGGGCTAATGGAGTTGCTAGACAACCCTGTTATCGACCCTGCAGAAGTCAACCGCAAATACTCTAACCGCACCGCAAAGGTTTTAGAGCCTTTTTACCGCCCTAACATTGCGAATGATGTCCGTACATTCGATCAACCGCCGTTCAGATTGTCGCAGTTAGAGGGGCGGGGTGTAATGTTCCCTGAATCAGACGTAACTGCTGCAGGCTATGATTTAGTAGGTATAGGCAACAAGCCTTTAGCCAGGCCAGTAACAATGGAGACAGGGGTTGACCATATATTCTATGCCCCAGATAGCGCTCTTTGGAAAAATGATGCCAGCGTGGCAAACAAGTACGTTAAGCGAGCCAAAGCAAGACAGGCTGAGGTTGAGAAGCTAGGTAAGGAGACAGGTGGGCAAGATGTATTCCTGCTGCCGTATGAGGGAGGCCCTCAGTCTAGTGACTGGTGGACCGGCATCGGCAGGACAATGATTAATTACAATCTTGAGAATGCACCTGCAAAATCTGTTTCATTAATGGATGAGTTCATCAAGTCAAAAATACCTGAGTGGCCTGGCTCTGACAGCCCTGACGCTGAAAAGATATGGAACGCTACGGGTGGCGGTACAAGGATGGAGATTACTCAAGCCCTGGACAAAATGCGGCTAGAGGGTGGGCTCACTGAAGGGCAGGCTCGCGTTGCTACATCCAGGCAAGATCGACTCAATATACCGCATGGATCATTGCAGAACGTCGGAGTAATGGACATTGAGCGCGGCTTTACTCCAAACCTAAGCCCAGATTATAACGCCTCATTGCACGGCGAGGGTGTTGGGGTTCTACAGCAGCCAGTAACGGCATATGATTTCTTATTAGACAGAACAACTGAAAGCGGAAAGCCTTTAACGCCACGGTCATTGCAATGGCAGGACACAAGCAAGGTTGTCACTGAGCAAGACCTTAGAAGGATGCAGGACAAGGGCATCGATATCAATTCTCCTGCAGCAGTTGGACTGTTAAGCGGTGCTGGAGCTCTTGCTGCGCTGGCACCCCAAGAAGCTGAGGCCGGTCCTGCAGGATTGTTGCGCAATGTATTCCCTGCCCCTCAGAGAATGTTCGACCCGTCAGATAACGCATACAAACCATTCCTTGAGTCGTTCGGCCAAACGCCTGGCGGCAGATATCTGGAGATGGGGCCTGAAGGTCCAAAAGACATCACCGGCGAATACCCAGCAAGCGCAACATTAGGTGTTGGCCCTGATGGCAAGCCAAAGTTTCAGGTTGCGCCTGAGCAAGCCACAAACATCCCTGAGCCAAAAGGCCCTGGCCGAAAAATCAAAACCAACCTGGCAAAGAAAAAGACCGGCTGGAAGTGGACGCAAGCCCCAGAGGGATACGACCCCGATCCAGATGGCGGGTTCCCCATCGTCTCTGTCAATGACGGTAAAGATCACTACTACACGCTAAACACTGACTTCCCTGAAGGCGTGGAGCTAGCCAGGTATCCCAATGAAGCCAGTGAGCCCAGGCTGAAGCCCACCAGGAAAGGCCACGTTAATTTAGGCCAGAAGGTTGGCGAGATTGAGATGCGGGGCAAGAAGCA